CAGCAAATTGACTTTACTTTATCTCAATCTGTACAGCAGTTAATTAATCTTAAAGTAATGTTAGAGGATATGGCAGGTCAAATATCAGGAGTTACTAGACAAAGAGAAGGAGCTGTGGAGAAGTATGAATACGTGGGTAATGTACAAAGAAGTGTAGTTCAATCTTCAACTATAACAGAAAGTTGGTTCTATTCGCATGCAGAAGTAAAGCAAAGAGTATTAGAAAGACTATGCAATCTAATGAAAGTTGCTTGGGCTGGCGGAAAAAAAGCTGGAATGATATTAGGTGATGGTGCTTATAAATTTTTAAATGTTATGCCAGATGTAGCGCTACAAGACTTTGGTGTATATGTAGGCGATAGTGGTAAAGACGATGCTATGAAGCAAGTTGTACAACAATTAGCTCAAGCTGCTTTACAGGCAGGCTCTGTTGATTTATTAGGTGTTATTAAAGTTCTTAGAGCTGATACAATGACTGAAGCCGAGAAAGTGTTAGAGCAAGCTATGAATGAAATGCAGAAACAACAAGAAGTGGCTATACAACAGCAACAACAAGCACAACAAGCTGCCGCTGAAGCTGAACAAGCTAAATTCCAAGCTGAGGCCCAACTTAAACAAATGGATAATGAGGCTAAAGTACAAGTTGCTAAAATTGGATCAGACTCTAGACTACAAGTTGCTAAAATACAAGCTGAAGTTGACAGAGATTTACATGACACTAAAGAAAGAAATGATATGGATAAGAAAGCGGCTGACTACTATATAGACAGAAAAAATAGAGAAAGCGAAGCTAATTTACAGAAAGAAGAAAAGGTAAAAAACACTGGAACATCCACAACATCAAGTGATTTAAAAAGAGCGACTGAGAAGTTATAATAAATTATTTGTATATTTGCAAACTTAGGGAGTATTAATTTAAATTAAATAAAATGGCAAAAGAAGAGTCAAAATTAGTAGATGAAGTAGCTGAAACAACAGAAACCACTACAGAAGAAACAGGGATTAAGGATGAATTTAATCCTCTAGCTTTTACAAATGATAATTATGGAGAGCTAGGAGCTGAAGACAAAACTGAAGATACAGAAGAAGAGGTTAAGTCTGAAAAAGAAGAAGAACAAGAACAAGCAGATGGATGGGGATGGGATAAAGCAGAAGAAGAGGAAGAGACTGCCGAAGAAGATGAAGATGATGATTGGGATTCAGAAAAGACAGAAGAAACTGAAGATACTAATGAGACGGGTTTAAGTTGGTCGCAAGTTGGTAAAGAGATAGGATTAAATGTAAATTCTAAAGAAGAGTTTTTACAAACATTAAATTCTTATGCCGAACAACTACAAAAACAACAACCAGCTCCTAATAGTCAGATAACTGAGTTAAGAAATTATTTAGCTTTAAGTGATAGAGATTTAGTTGCTGAGGAATTAAAAGCTGATGGAATAGAGGCTGCTGATATAGAAGACTCTTTAGATAAGTTAGAGGATTCTGGAATGATGAAGATGAAAGCTAAAAGTGTTAGAAGAGTAATAGGCAATGCTATTGATCAACAAACTGCACAAGCTCAACAATCTCAAACACAAGCAGCAAAGAAACAACAGGAAGACATAAAGAATGCTAAGAGTGGCTTGAAAAAGCAAATCAAAGGCATGGGAGAATTTATGGGAGGAAAAGTAACAAAGAAACAGAAAGAAGAAGTATATCGTTATGCTACTACTGATATGATGAAAGACATATATGAAGATCACGCCAATGTTGCTGATGTTGCTATGTTTATGTTATATCGTAAGCAAATAGAAAAAATTCTTCGTTCTCAAGGATTGGAAGACGGCAAAGCCACTATCATGGATAGTATAGTTTCTCCAAACCTTAACACTGGAAAAAGCAAATCTGATTACAAAATAAAGTCAGGTAAGTTTGATCCAAAAGCGTTCATGAGCGAGTAAACTTAAAAAGCAAGACAAAGTCTGCTCATAGTTGAAAGTTAATTGGACAAATATGTAAAATGTTTAATTAATAAAAAAAAATTAAAAAATGCCAAGTATTTATACGGGTACGTATGGGAAAGACACAACAGCTGCAAATGCATTAAATACAGCGTTGTTACAACACCCAGAAATATCTAGAACTATGATATCGCTTTACCCACGATATTCTATGACATATCTTTTAGAAAAAACTAGAAGACATGCTGCTGAAAAAGTTCTAGGAGACAGTTCTTACGAATGGAAAGTAATGAACCGTTTAAGTAAAAAATTGTATCTACAGAATATGAATAGTTATACTGCTTCTGCTGGAGATACAAAAACTGCTGTAAAATTCTCTGCTACATCTGGAGGTTCTGCGCTAACAACTTCTCATTTTAATGTACATGATATCCTTTTATTTCAAAATGGTGCTACTGGTATTATTTTGACTGATGATGGAAGTGGTGTATACACAGTTGAAATGATTGATGCTATTGCTAGTGGAGTTGCTTCTGGAGATGTAATAGGAAGAATTGGTACAGCATTCCCTTCTGGATCAACAGGAGGTGAAGTAGGTGAAAACTGGGCTTACCCAGACACTTATAAAAACTGGATGACTATACATAGAAAAAAATGTACAATCACTGGTAAAGACGCCACTGATGTTTCTTGGATTGAAAATAATGGTCAATCACTTTGGTACTTTACTAAAGAGCAACAAATGATGGATCTATTCATGTATGAACAAGAATTACAAAGATGGTATGGAACTAATTCTGTAAATTCAGCTGCAACTTCATATGCTGCTACAAACACTGATATTCTTGGAGATATTGATGCTGCTGCTTATGCATATGCTGATAATACTGCAAGAGCAGCTATTGCTGGTGGATCTGGTGAGCATACTGTAGGTGATGGTGTATTAGCTCAAATTAGTTCATCTAATCAAGCTTCTTACTCTGCTGGAACATTAACTGAAGATATCATTACTGAGTTTATTGGTAAGATCTCTTTAAATGCTCAAGGTGCTGAAGGTAATGAGTGGGTTGTATTTACTGGAACTGAAGGACGTATTGCTTTTCATAAAGCTATGAAAGACCTTATCGTTGCTCCTTCTGGTGCTATGACTGGAGGCTCTATGAAAGACATCAAAGCTGGTTCTGATGTATCTTTAGGTGGAAACTTCACATCTTACCATGCATTAGGTAATAAAATTACTATTGCTTACTGTCCAGTATTTGATGATCCAAATTTACATTCTGCTGCTGGTGGGACTAATTCATTTGGAGACAATAGATTGAAAGAATCTATGAAGATGGTATTCATGGACTTCGGAACAACTAATGGTGTTTCTAATGTAGAATTAATCACTAAAGGTGCTGCTGGAATTAATCGTTCATTAGTTAAGAAATATATTGGAGGTATGGTAAACCCTTACGATACTAAAAGTATGTTAGCTGCTAATGGTGATGATAGATTCCAATGTCACGTATTATCTGAGTCAGGTATTGTTGTAAGAAATCCATTTTCTTGCGGTATCTTATCTGCATCATAATTAAGTTAATAATTTGATAGAGGGGGGCTTCGGCCTCCCAATATCGCCTAAAAAAAATAAAAAAAATGGCAAATTATTTAGATATTTCAGGAAAATCCTCAGAAGCTGGGCAAGGAAGATTGCCTAAGCTAAGAGGTCAAATTAATCCTACAAGTACATTAACAGAAGGCACGACACTTTATGATTATAATAGTGGTACTACTTATTTTTTAGATAGCTCAGGAGGTACGTTTGATGTAACATTACCTTCTGCAAAAGCAGGATTGAATTTTAAATTTATAGCAGCAGATGCAACCGCTACTGTAGATATTGTTCAAGCTGCATCTGATGAAGATTTTAAAGGTTTTATACTACCAGGTGGAGTTGATGATGGAGCAGATATAGCTACAGGTTCTGATACGAAAATTATTTTTGACACAAGTGGTGGATATTCTGCTGGAGATTGGGTAAGCCTATCTTGTGATGGAACAAATTGGTATGTTGAAGGAGCATGTGGTTCTGCTGCTGACGTAGTATTTGGATAGAAATTAATTATTGGAAGACGGAGGGGCTTAATCCCCTCCAAATTCCTTATATTTGCAAGATGAAGACAAGACTGGTAGTAAGAGATGGAAAGGTTGTAGAGTTAAAAGAAAAAGATTTAAAGCCTACGACAAACAAAGCTTTTTATATAAATAAAGCTAGTGGGTTAAAGTGGGGTAAAAGTAAAAATATAAAAGAAAAAAGAATCGCTACAGATGAACAAGGCAGAAGACGTTTATATGTAGAGAAATAACAGGGAATATTAATTAAAAACAAATAAAAAATGGCACATTTAGTTTATGTACAAGCAAAAGATCCAAAAAGGTTCGCTTATGTAAAATTCGGACCTTACACGCAAAGAAATGGTAAAAAATCAGTATTATTAAATCCAGACGATCTACCAGTAGACGGATGGGAAATGCATGACGCTCATACTACATTAGATATAGATAATGAGTATGATAGAAGAATTTATGATTTTTTATTAGATCATCCTTTTATTACCGCAGACAAGCATTATAATTTAATAGACACTAAGTCAAGAATTGAAAAGCAGGCTAGTACTATTTTAAAATCAGCTGAAGCCGTACAAGTGGCAACAGCAATTAAAGATAATGAATTATCTGATCTTACTAAGTTATTTGGTATTGGAAATGGTTTTGATAATGCAATTATAAGAGCAAAACTTATTCAAATAGCAGGGCAAGCTCCTGATAAATTCTTAGAAATATATAAAGATGCAGACAAGTCTTATCGTATATTTTTAAAGAAAGCTTTAGAAAAGAAAGTAATTCAAAAAGTAAATGACGTATGGAAGCACGGTAACTATACATTAGGTATTTCTGATGAGCACGCAATAGCATGGTTAAAAGATAATCCAGAAGTTTATGCTGTAATGAAGAATCAAGTAAGAGGTAATTTTGTAAACAAGAAGGCTGAAATAAAAGTATCCACTGAAGATATGGTATCTAGCCCAGGAGTTTCTAAATTAGAGAAAGCAGTTGATGCTAAAAAGGGTTGGTTTAAAAAAGGTCAAAAACAATAATACTAAATGAATTTAGTTGAAGCTCACGAATACATAGATATACTTTTAGATAAAGCAGATCAACCTTATTTTATAGAAGAGGAAAAGAATAAGTTTCTAAATCTAGCTATATCTGACTTCATTAATATGCATTATCAAAAGATGACAGCTGATGAAGATTCTAGAAGAGCGCTGGCTGGGTGTATTGATTGGCAAAGTTTTTGGCTTACTGCAGCAGAAATAATTTCTGGTAATTATATTTATGGTAATAGTTATCCAGCATTAAGTTCAAAATACACAGATGAAGGAATACCTGCTGATCCCAACGATCTAGCTAATACAACATATGCTGCTAGTACAAACGATGAGAGAGGATATTTCCTATATGGAAATCAATATGTATTACCAAAACAACATTTATATGTCTTAGCTGTGGGAATAAGTTATTATAACAAAGATGAGGTTATAGATCCTAATACAGGATTAGCCTATTCAGGCGTTACAGAAGATGATATAATTTTTAGTCCTACTGTTTCTTCTAAAAACAAATCAACTAGAGGTTTTTATGAAGACGACTACTCTAATGATCCTTTTAATAAACCTGGAGAAGATGCTCCATATTGGCAGTATATAGAAAATAGAATAAATTTTAAGGGCGAGCATAAAAGTATTAGATATATAAACATGCAAGTGATAACATTACCTACGGTGGAACAGGCATTTTCTGAAGGCACATATCAAGAATCAACAGCTCCAGAGAGTAGAACCTTTGCAGAACATTATCAAAAACAAATAGTACAAATAGCTGTAAAAAGAATGACACAAACTGATGTAGGGTTAATGACTCCTCCATCAAATTAAAAGTATTTAAAGAGAGTTCTTTTGCTCCCTGCTGCAAGAATAGGTTGCGACTAGAAATAGTTAAGGCCTATTTTTGTTTTATAAAGAAAATTTAACTAATTTTGTAAACACCTAAACTACGCCTAATGATTACATTAAACGAAATAGCTTATAATATTAAAAACCTTGCGTATGGAGGTAGTACTTCCACAGAAAATAGTATTAGCTTACGGCAAATAAAACATTGGATACACTATCATAGGGCTAAACTTATTGCTGATAATATTGATAAAGGTATTACAAATAATCAAGCATTATATCAGAAGATGGCTATAACGGCTAGAAATTCAACATCTAGTACTCTTAAAGATTTTTATGACGCATGGGATGCTAAAGATATAGACGATTCTTTATCAGCTCCAACAGTAACTGGAGCGTTTTTATCAAATATGCCTAAAAATAGTACTGGAGATAGATTAAATGGAGAGTGGTTATTAAATTCATCTTTAACACAAGGAGAAAATGGCTGGGTTGATAGTCAACAAAGAAGTGCTTATGGAGAAGAAATATCTTCTTCTCAAGTTAGAGGTGATTTTAGAAACTTTGGAACACATACCTTTTGGACACCAAGACCACTTCAATTAAAAAATGACGCAGGTATTGTAGATGTATCTGTTAGTAGATATGTTCATTTTCCTGATGATCCTGGAACACCTGATGCTAATGAGCAATTAGGATCTTATGCAAAAAAAGGAATAAAATTACACAGGAAAGAATACGGTGATTTTGATGAATTTAATAAATTTACAGACAATAATAAGCCTTACTACATACAAGAAACAGCAAAAATAGATAGAGATAATAATGCTAATGGGAATTATATATCTCTTAGGCAGCTACAGGTATCTCCTAATTATCATGGAGGATTAAGCACACCAGTTGCTAAAAAAGTATTTTGGAAGTATAGAGGGGGTGCAACTATGATACTAGAAAACCCTACAGAGATTGATATGATGTATGGTTTCTGGTACGAAACTGAAACGAAATGGGATGACGCCACAATTCCCTACCCTATTCCTATGGAATATGTAAGTGATTTAATACAAAGAGTTATACAAGTAGAAATGCAAACAGAATTAAAAACAATACCAGATGTAGTAACAGACGGTTTAGATGACAACATAAAACAGAAAGTTCGTGGGCCACAAGTACAAAGATAAATACACGTTCTCTAAAGGGCTTTATAAGAACGTAAAGATCATGCTTTATAAATCTATTGATTATAGTTTATATTACAATATAATAAAAAGATTTTTTGAGATATTAATTAGAGATGTTGTAGCAAGAGATAGAATGGTTTCTTTGCCTAATAAAATGGGTTATGTTTATTTAGATGAAAAACCTCATAAAAGAGCATTTCATATAAGGGTGGATAATGAGGCCACAAAAGAAGCAGGAGAAACAGTTTATAATAGAATACCTATCCTAGATGATTTTTATAAAAAATTAGTCTGGGTGAGACCTACAAAATATAGAAACTGTAAAATACTACCTTTAGGGTGGTCAAAAAAAATAATAAATTATAAAGATTAATAATAATGGCAACAACTATAAATGTATCCACATTAACTGTTACAATAACAGAAACATTAGCTCTTAGTACTGACGCTACTGGTACAACTGATGATGTTACTTTTTCACAAACTAATAATCATATAATAAATACATCAATATTAAATGCGTCTAAAAGAATTGTAGAGCTAGAAAGCACAGCATTAACTACGGTCTTGACTTTTGATGATAGCTTAAACGCGGGAGGTCAGTTTAAAAGAGGTGATGTTAAATATATTAGAATAACAAATTTAGACGACTCAGCGGTACTTAAAGTAGGTTTAATAGGAGATAGTAGCGGCGCCTTCCAATCTTTAGCTGCAAACACATCTATGATGTTTACAGGAACTCAATTAGAGATCGGAGCTACATTTAGTTCTTTTGCAAATGCAGACACTATTAAAGTTGTTGGGGTGGCACAACAACAATTAGAAATAATGGTAGCTACTACTTAAAATAATACAATATGCATGTACATATAGATAGGGTTTTTACAACTGTAGCTAGAAATTTAGGATTAAAAGATTTTTCTAGATATACAAATAATTGGATAGAGTGGTCTTATGAGGCTGAGAAGCTTATAGGAAGTAGAGATACATTTGTTCAAAAAGAAGCTACATATGATGCTTCTGGAGCTCAAGCTACAGGAACAATAATATTTGCAGCCAATCCAACATCTGGCGATTCTATTACACTAAATGGTGTAAAATTATATTTTAGAAACTCTACAGACTTAGGGGAGGCTAAATCTCCTAATGAAATTCAAATAGGGGCTACCTTGCCAGACACAATAGACAATCCAACTAGTCCATTTGGTCTTATGCAATCTTTAACGGGATTTCATAAAGTTGCTTTTCAAACAGGAACATATACTAATTCAGCGATATTTAACTATCCTGAAGCTTTAGCTGTTGCAGATTACTCTATAACCTATAATACAGATGGAGTTGAATTAGTAGATTTAAATGACCCTTTAACAAATGGTAACGGGGCGACAATAGTCTCTGCCACTTCACTAAATTTTGCATCAAACACTTCTGGATCTACACAGCATATAAGTAATATTACAAATGCAGATTTAGTTGTAGGAGATATTTATGTTATTTCAGCAACAGTATCAAATTATACTGGTAATGGAAATAGCAATTCAGCAGTAGGATTTTCTACTTCTGGAGGTATTGGTACGGGCTATGGAGAAGCTAGAAGATTTGATAACGGAACAATATATAGTGCTTTTACAGCATTAAGTACTGGGCAGCCAGATTTATTTATTCAAGATAATGTAACATCAGCTACTTTAAGCGATATTTCAGTACAAAAAATGACAACAGCTACATTGACTGTTACGGCTAAAGAAATAGGTGATAAAGGAAATGAATATACATTAGCTTCAGATAATGCAAATGCTAAAGTTAGTGCGTTAAGTTTAACTGAAGGAAAGGATATCTTTAGAAACCAACAATTAACTTTACCAGAAAACAATGTAAAGCTTTTAGGGGTAAGGGTAGGCGCGTCATCTACACAAAATAAACATTACGAACTAAGAAGAGCTAGTGGGCCTCATAGAGAAAGGATTGGTAAAAATAGTAATGAAACTACACAAAGGGCTTTTAGATATTACGTAAATGGTAATAGGCTAAACATACAGCATGACTCTGTAGATGAAATTACAATTTCTTATTTAGCATATCCCGTAGATTTAAGAGGTTGGCCTAAGATAAAAGAAGGTCATGAAACAGCAGTTGCTCAATACATAATGTGGCAAATGAAATTAATAGATTTCTATAATGGTAAACTACCGCAATACATAACAAAAGAATTAGAAAAAAGATGGTACTACTTGTGTGGTAAAGCAAGAGGTGATGATGGCATGCCTACTTCTGACGAATTAAAACAAATAGGAAATATGTGGAATACATTACTTCCTATAAAAAGTAGTAATGGATTGATAAACCTATAGAATGGCAAAAAAAGAACAACCTAAAAATACTTCTGAAAACGCAGGATTTTCAAAACCACAAGGATTTACACATGGAATGGTTAGTGATTTAGATCCTCACTTTCAATTAAAAGGAAGTTATGCAGATGCACAAAACATTAGATTAACCAATGCAGAGGGAGATACATTTACAGTAGAAAATATAGAAGGTAATAGTTTATTTGTTGATTTGGCAGATTATCCTATATCTATACCTGTAGATCAAGGGATTAATAATAATTATCCAACATTTTATGATAGAGGGCCAAATATAGACGTAGCCACCAATATAAAAATAGATAATAGATGCTCTATAGTGGGCCATGTTTCTTATGCAGATCAAATATTACTAATCATTGTTGGTAAATTTGAATACAATAGAAATAATGTATATAGTAATGGAGACCCAGCAAACATGCTCCTAGAAAATACAGATAGAACTATATTTTTGTTAGTTGACTTTAATAAGGATTTTGAAGTTACTAAAGTAACAGATTTAAGGGTTTGTTATAAAAAAAGCGATGAAAATTATCCAGACTTAGGAATGAAGCAAGATATTCCTGTTCGTGTTGAGGCAATGATAGAGAATCATTGTATTTCTAGAATATACTGGACAGATAATGTTAATTCTCTAAAGACGCTAAATATAAAACAACCTGAATTACATCAATTAACTATTGAGTCTCTTGATATAACGCCTATCATGACTCCTTCACAACCAGTTCTAGACAGAACCCTACACGGCTCATTACCAGTAGGGGTTTATCAATATACATTTAAATACATTTCTGAAAATGGAGGAGAGACAACATTCTCACCATTAAGTAATTTATACCATGTTTCAGATCAATCTTTTAGTAGTTCTGTAACTTATGGAGGGGGGCCAAGAGGAAACTTAGGAACGCAAGGATTTGCTTTAAAGGTATATGATTGTGATCAAGACTTTGACCAAATAGAAATGTATGCTTTATTTTACGACTCATTAAATCAAGCTCCAAGAGTTGCTTTAGTAGACAGTGTCTCAATAAACGGAAGTACTGCAAGCTTTATGCATACTAATTGGAACTCAGAAATCACACAAGGATTAGAAGAAATTTTAATTGAATCAAACACTTGGGATGTATGTAAAGATATAGCCATTAAAGATAATATTTTATTTGCTGCTAATCTAAAAGAAAAGAAAAATTGGATATCTGAAAAAGAATGGAATGTTAAAGTGATGAGGTGGCGTATTCTTGATGGTACTTATAATGATGCAATGCTTACTACTAATGATACAGAAGTTAAACACTACACAGGTACCTTGGCAAATCCTACAGAAATATCAGACGGAGATACAGACGCTAATGGCTTTACATGTGGTTATGGGAAATTAATAGGAATAGATTATTACCCTATAGCATCGTACCCTCATTTACAGTATGATGGAGAGTATGGCAGGCCTATGTGGATTGCAAGACAATCTGCAAGAGGTGCAGGTCTTTCAGGAATAGTAAAAAATAGGCAAGAATATAGATACTTGTCTGATAGAATGACTTTAGGTGGTGAGAGCTTTAATTACAACACTAGTGCGCTTGGAGGGTGTAGAGTTACTTTTGGATTGAAAGAAAGAATTGCAGATCAAACTAAAAACACAAGTTCATCACCTTATATATCAGCAACTGCAGCTCAAGAAGATTTAAGAACTGATTTTCAAGATTTTCCAGGAGATGGTAATACTGTGAGTGCTACTACACAAAGAGACACTGTATTTAAAACATCTATGTCTTTAGGAGGATCAAAAGATCCGCATGTTGCTGGTAACAAAAGAGGATACCAAAGAGGAGAGACTTATAGGTTTGGTGTGCAAGTATATGATTTGACAGGAGCTCCAGGGAATGTGTTGTGGATAGGAGATATAGAAACACCTCAACAGCATGATATCTTAAGACAATTACGTGTAACCGATAATGATTACTCTCCTTATAAAACAACAAGTCAATTATTATCATATAAATTGTTAGGTTCTAGTAAATACGCGCAAGACCATCGCTTATCTTATGTCTATGGGCATGTTGTTCCTCCTGTTGATGTAGAATGGTTTTCAGCGAGACATCCCAACTCTACTAAAAACTTAGCAGCCTACGTAAAGTTTAATGGCGAGCAACAAGGAATGCTTCCTAATGATGGTTTAAATGGTGGGTTTACCCCATCTTCTCCAGGTGCAAATACGGCTTCTTCAAATTTAAGAAAAGCATTAACAAATGCTCCTATGTATACAACAACTTGGAATTATCCCTGGCATATGTATATGCAAAATAAAGATGATAATCATTATCTTTTAGATATGTTTGTTAATTTTGAATTTAGAATACCTAGTGAAACTTGTGCAAAAATATCTGGCTTTAGAGTTGTAAGAGCAATAAGAACAGAAGATGATAGAGGTATAGTTCAGCAAGGATTATTAAATCAAACAATACAATATGGAGATGCTACATTAGACCTAGAAGACGGTTATGATGCAACAGAATTTTCAAATGAAGACAATAGTGCTTTTGATGATGACCCTGTATTTGTAAATGCTTATAACCGACAAGATACAGAGACACCAACTGATCCAACACAAACAGAACAACCTGAATACAATACATATTTAAATGGTTATTTAGGATTAGCTGAAAATAGTTATTATGCTTATTATGGTACTGGTGTTAGTGCTGGAAAGGCAACTACAGGAGGGAATACAGAAGGCAAGGTATTTTATTGGCCAGAAATGGAATCTCGTAAAGCCCAATATACTAATCAATGGCAATTAAAATCTTATCCAGTACCTAATCACACAGATCCCGCTTCTCATGATGCAGGAGGACATAAAGGTACGCACTATAGAATGAGTGCCTATTTTGGAGGTTTTGATAAAATGACTAGAAAGGAGAGCGCTTCAGGAGACGATTATGGTGATGCTTATAATAATTATGCTAGAACTGAGGTGAGTGGAAGTATTTTTACACTTGATTCTCCAGATAGTGCTTTTGGTATTAGACCTTATAATTATAGAGAAGGAGATGTTCTAAGAATAGATAGTGTTTTAAAGCTAACTGACAACCTAAGATATGGACATTCAGGTTCAAATCACGTTGCCGCTGGGATGTATTGGACAAATGTTTCTGGATACTCAAGCGCGAATTATGGAGACACTCCTCTGTGGACTCCAAAATATGTAGATAAAACAGCTCAAGATGGATTAGCCTTTGCATCAAGAAGAGAAATAAATGAAGATTACGGAATTTTAATAGCTAAATACTATTGTTTTGATCCTTATTATGGTATAGGTATGGAAATTACTGGAGGCGCATATGCAGGTGGTAAATACATTGGTAATAATGAAGGGGCAAGACCATCTTCACAAGGTTGGTACTTACCAATATCAGCAGCTAAAGAATTAAGTGATGGTGAAATCGTACCTTCTGGATTTTTTAAGAAAAGTAGAAGGGTTGATAAGGGCAGGGTTCATGGTTTTTCTAATAATACATTAGGATATGTAAAAACTAAAACTACCTCAGATGGTAAATGGAATTATAAAGTTTGGGCTGGAGTACATGCTCATCTTGCAAAAACAGTAGGAGTTAATAATGCCGCTCCAGTTTCTGGATGGACAGAAGCAAAACAAAAGAAAGATTATACATACGACACTGTATCAACAATGCAGATGGGTTTAAGAAGTATATTAATTGAATTAAACACTAAGGTTACCGAAGTTAGAAAAACAGGTCCTGGTGACCTTGACACATACTTTGATATTAACCATACTAGTAATGGTGAAGAAAAAATGGATCACAGTGGATGGTTTGCTCCTTACGACTTATCTCTTATATATGATTATGGTTCTTGGAATGGCGGATCAGACACTGCTGGGCCGACTGGAGAAAAGTGGGAAAAAACACATTGGATGACTATTCTTACAAAATACTTAAATTCATCATGTTTAGGCTCTAGCGGAACAAATTGTAATGACAAATGGAAAGGTTATCATGCTCATCAATTCTTATGTTCTATTGTTAGAAAAGTAACTCCTTATGGTGGTTACACTAAAGGAGCGATTGAAAAAACTAGATACATACCGTGTGGTAATTTTCATGAAGTACCAATTGCTCCTAACGATACTCCAGGAGCATTTCAAGGCCATTTATCACAAGTATTTGGTGGTGATACTTTTGTAAATTTATATTCTCATCAAAAAACATCTGCACCATATATGAAAAAATCTATGGTTAGGTTTAAAGTATTTCCTGTAGAGTCTTATGTTAACACTGACATGAGAAGTGGATTAAATCTTAACAATGGAGATACAGTAGTTGGTAAAGATATGAATACAGCTCCTTTTAGTAATGATTGGTTGTACAATTCTGTTTACTCACAAGAGAATACAATTAAATCTGCTTTAATGGTAGATGAAGATGAAAGTTGTGATAACTTAGATTTACCTTATGAAATAGCATATTCAAATACAAAGATATTAGGTCAAAACTCAGATGCATTTAGAATCTTCCCTATAAATCAATTTCATGATATGGAAGGTCAGTATGGTGAGATTAACAGAATAGTTAATTTTAAAAATGAAATATATGTTTTACAAGATAGTGCTTTTTCTAAATTATTAGTTAATCCACTATCTATGTTAAGTGATGATTCTGGAACCTCTTTATTTACTGGGACAGGAGAGACTGTAGAGAATCATATTTATATATCTACTAAGTATGGAACTAGGCATAGGTTTAGTGTAGCTGCTAGTGAAAAAGCATTGTATTTTGTTGATGTTAATTTTGGTAGACTATTTAGATACGATACAGAAAAGTTAGTATCTTTAGGAGATGCTTTAGGTCAAAGAAACTATTTAAGATATATTACTAAGCATTGGGAAATGATATCTAAAAAGATTTGTACTCTTGATAGTGGAAGTGGGGCTCTTTTTGGAACCGCAAGCACAATCCATCCCTCTAATACAGATGTATGGCATGGTATTTATACAACTGATATAAATAGTAAGGAAAAAATTGGAAGAAATTATAAGGGGGATAATCCATTAAAATTTATAGGTATTAATTCAATATTTGATTATACTAATAAAGAGTTAATGGTAACTTTTCACAATAGTGCATCTGGAACTACCAGAAGGGTTTTTGCAAATCCAGAAAATTTACATTCAATGGGTAGCACTACAGATGGACAGCCTATATCTCACTCTGAAACATTAGTATATAACGAAGGTATAAATGCATTTACTTCTAANTANACTGTAGCTCCTCCACAATGGCTTACAGGCGCGCAAGGAGCATTTATTTTATGTCCTGAAAATCAATTAAGTGCTTACGAAATACAAAACTGGAGTTATAGAAATACTCACGGCTCTTATAATCAAGCTGGTTCAAATGATAGTAGTAGTTATATAGATTTTAGAGTTAATCCTTTAAGATTATGGATTTGGGATAAGCATGACAAAGGTAAAAAAACACATTTCTTTGGAGAAAAAATAGGTTATATAACCACCGAAACACAGGCAAATATCAACGACGTAAATGATG